CCCGGACACCGGTCATGACCACCAAAATGCCCGCCTGGCTCACCCGCCACCTCATCCAAACCGGCGCCATGACGCAAGACCGGATCACCAAACACGCCCAACACCGACGCTGCCCAAACTGTGGCCTCTTCACCCTCGTCGGCCTCGACGAGTTCCCCCACCGCATCGCCGTCGACATCATGCCCACCACCAGCGCCGGCGAGCTCTTCGCCCTCCTCACCGGCCGCCGATCCTTCGCCCTCGACGTCGACGAGCTCTACGAACGCACCGCCGGCCGCCTCCTGTTCCGCCCAGCCGACACCCACCCCGTCTACATCACCCACGAATGCCATTCCCTACCACTACCAATCAACGAGCGTTTCATGCCCAAACAACCAGCCAGCCAAACCGGCGACATCCCCTTCTGATGAAAGGACAACCAATGCAAATCCTCGCCATCGACCCAGGAAACACAGAATCCGGATACGCCCTCATCGACAGCATCACCTACAAAACTCTCAACGCCGGGAAGATCACCAACTACCTGCTTCACGACTGGATCATTCGCGGCGACTTCAACAACGTCGACTACGTCTCCATCGAGATGATTGCGTCTTATGGAATGGCGGTCGGTAAAGAAGTCTTTGAGACGTGCGTGTGGATCGGCCGATTCCTCGAGCTCTTCCAGACCTCCGACGTCGACCTGGTCTATCGGCGCGACGTCAAGCTCCACCACTGCCACTCGAGCAAGGCCAAAGACTCCAACATCACCCAAGCACTCGTTGACCGGTTCGCGTCTGGCGTGTCCAATCACGGCAAGGGCACCAAGAACGCGCCCGGCTGGTTCTACGGCTTCCGGGCCGACATCTGGGCCGCCTACGCCCTCGCCGTCTACACCGCAGACACGTTGTCCACGGACGTCCGGTCTGGGTCTTATGCGCGTGAGGTGGCTGCGTCGTGATGTCGGAGCCGTGCCGTCATGAGCGTGCTGACGCGGTGGCTGTGCATGGTGCTCTTGGTGCGGCGCAGCTGGAGATTGAGCGGCTGAAGGCCGAGCTGGCTGGCGAGTGCGCTCACACTGCGTTGTCGCTGATCTACCGCCAAGAGCGCGATGACGCGCTGGCCACGATCGAGCGGGTCAGGGCGCTGACTGACCGCTGGCAGTTCGTGAGTGTCGCTGACATCCGTGCCGTGATCGAGCCGCGCTGCACCTGTTCCGGCGTCACGTCTCAGCACGGCGTGGATCAGAACTTCGGCCCGGACAAGGTCTGGCGCCCCCGGACAAGGTCTGGCGCTGTGACGAGTGCGACCGGATCTGGGAGCCGTCGTCGTGAGGCGTCTGCTGTGGCTGCTCGCCCGGTACGCAGGCCAAGCCACCGGCCGTGTCCTGGATGCCGCCTGGGATCGCGCCCTGGACGCTATCGAGCGGTTGAACGCGAGACGGGTGCGCAGCGGTCAGGAGCTGGACGACTGATGCGCCACGACGGCCTGTGCGAGCGCGACAGCCACGCGGTGACCATCTTCGGCTTGGGCTGCCAGTGCGCGTCCCGCGCCTACTGGGCTGACCCACTGCCGGACGACGTCACACCGATCTACGCCGAGCCGAAGACACCCGGCCAGGAGGGCGGATGAGCGACCGTTGCGAACTCTCAGACCTGCCTGTAGACCAGTGCGCCTGCCGAGTCCACGCACCCGAGCCGGCGCGGGTGGTTCGCGACTACGTCATCACCGCTCGATTCCCTGCCCGGTTCGACTCCGAGTGTGACGCGTGCGGGAACGCCATGGATGAGGGCGACCCGATCGCTCGCACCGACGCCGGCGACTACATCTGCGCAGCGTGCGCGTCATGATCATCCACTGCCCTCTCTGCGGCGCCGTCCACCCGTCCACCGACACCGACGCGTGTCCGGGTGAGTGCAACCGTGCCTGGGTCGCCGCCGAACGTGTCGCGTGGGACGAGTCACACAACCGCCGCCCGCGCCTCGAGCTGCTCAACCATGGTGTGGCCATGGTCGAAGCCGCGCCCGTCTGGTGCCGCGAATGCCAGGAACACATCACCGCGACGATTGGCGGGTTTCCCGACCTGTGCGCAGGCCTGACCCCCGGCGACCTGAACACGGGCAGGGATGTGCAGGTCGGCCCGCGCGTGGCCGCGATCGTGCCACCCACGATCTCGCCGGCGTGGGACCAGGCCGACGAGATCATCAGGTGGGCCGTCAACACCGAAGACACGTTGCGGGCCCGCATCGGGGACCTCGGTCGCGGCCCGCGGCCGTGGCGCACCCTCAGCTCTGCCGTCTGGTACCTGACCGCGCACGCCACGCCGCTGCTGTGTGGTCCTGACGCTGTGTCGATCGGGTTCGACGTCCTGCGGATGCACCGCCGGCTGCAGTTGGTCACTGGCATGGACAGGGTGGTGCACCGGCTGCCTGGGGCGTGCATGGTCTGCGATCGGAAGTCGTTGCAACGGTCTGATGGCGACGACCTGGTCAAGTGCAAGGCGTGTGGGGCGACGTGGCATTGGGACTACTTCCAGTTCCTGGTGAAGGCCCTCGCTGAACGGCTCACGCCGACGAGGGAGAGGACCGGATGAGACTCACCCTCGAGCTACTACACCACTGCCTCACCGTCGCCATCGAGCACGACGAACCCGAGCGCCCTGAGCGGCACGACACAGAGCTAGACGCTCTTGTCGAACGCTCCGGCAACGACCGTGACTCCTCCGCCGAGCTGGATCACCGCCGACCCATCGGGTTCCACCCATGAGCCCGCTGACACCCCACGACATTGGGCTACTCACCATCGCCGAGGCTGCGCAGATCGCCAAGGTCACCCCCAGCACGATCCGGGTCTGGATCGCCCGGCACAAACTGCCAACCACGCGCGCCCTGGGGCAGGTCATGATCTCCGAACTGGCGTTCCTCGACTGCGAGAAGGCACGCCGCGACACGCCGGAAGGACGCGCTTGGCGGGAAAAGCGCGGCTCGGTGTAGCGTTCATTGCACGCGACCGCATTGTCGCAAACCAACCAGGCCTGGTCCGAGCATCTCGCTCCCGGGCCTCACCTTTGCCCCCGCCGAGCACGCCGGACGACTCCACACAACTGACCCGAGGGTCACCCGCGTCGGAATCGTGTCTCGGCGGGATCAACGACCGGGCGGAGGTCCTGATGGCCGTCACCCAAAGCACCTGGACCCCCGAGCTCGACCAGCAGCTGGTCGACCTGCACGCCCAGGGCCTGTCGCTGCGCGAGTGCGCGACCCGGATCGGCCGCTCCCGTAGTGGTGTTGGTGACCACGCCAAAGCGTTGGGTCTGATTTGGGACCGGGCACAGACCAAGGCCGCGACCGAAGCACGGGTCGCGGACAACCGGACGACCAGGTCCGCTATCGAAGCCGGGCTGCTGGCTGACGTCCAGCGGTTGCGCGCCCAACTGTGGACGCCGTGCAAGGCGTTCAACTTCGGCGGGAAGGACAACACCTACGCCGAGGTTGCTCTCGAGCAGCCGACGTTCGTGGACCAGTTGAAGATCATGCAGGCTGCGACGATCGCGGTTGACCGGTCGTTGAAGATTGCCGTGCACGACTCCGACAGCAGCCATGACGACGCGAAGAGCATGTTGACTGGTTTGGCTGCGGCGATGGGCATGGCGTTCCGGGCACCTGAGGGCGCCACGGAATCTGGGTCAATGCCACAGATTCCGTGTGAGTCGAAAGAGGACACCCCGTGACTGTGCTCGAGGCAGTCGACGACATCGATCCCATGTCGCCCATGCAGATCCGCTCCATCGTCCAAGCCGACGCCAGAGTCAACCTCTGGACCGGATCCATCTCCGGCGGCAAAACCGTCGCATCCCTGCTCCGCTGGCTCATCTACGTCGCAACCGCCCCACCCGGCGAGCTCGTCGTCGTCGGACGCACCCGCCAATCCATCGCCCGCAACGTCTTCGGGCCCCTCGCAGACGCAACCCTGTTCGGCTCCTTGGCCAAGCACTCGTCGTACACGGCCGGCGCCGACACCGGCAAGATCCTCGGCCGCACCATCCACGTCATGGGCGCCTCCGACGCCCGCTCCGAAATGGTCCTACGTGGTCTGACCTGCGCCGGTGCCTACGTGGATGAGCTGACGCTGGTCAGCGAGGACTTCTGGATCCAGCTCCTGGGCCGGCTGCGTGTCCCGGGTGCGCAGATCTTCGCCACAACGAACCCTGACGGGCCAGCGCATTTCGTGAAGCGGCAGATCATGGACCGCGCGGGCGAGCTCGGGTACCGGGTCTTCGAGTTCCGCATGTCGGACAACGAACACCTGGACCCGACCTATGTGGCGCAGGTCCACGCCGAGTTCGTCGGCCTGTGGCGTAAACGGTTCGTTGACGGGCTGTGGGTGATCGCCGCCGGCGCGATCTACGACATGTGGGACCCAACCCAGCATGTCGCCCCGGTTGAGTCGTTCCCGCTGATGGAGAAGATCCTGGGCGTGGGCGTTGACTACGGCGACACGCACCCGACGCGGGGCTACTTACTCGGCCTTGGCCCCGACAGTCGTGAAGGCCGCACAGGGCACCGCTTGTACATCCTGGATGAGTGGGCGCCCGGGCATATGACCATCGGCCAGCACAGCGCGTCTCTACGAGCCTGGATCGCTGGTCAGCCTGAACCCTGGCGGCACCCTGACTGGATCGCCGTCGACCCAGCCGCCGCCAGCTTCAAGACGCAGCTCTTTCACGACGGCGTGCAGAACACTCGCAACGCGCACAACAGTGTGCTGCCGGGGATCCGCACCATGGCCGCCCTGCTGGCCACCGGCAAGATCGTGGTGGCTGACACGTGCACCCAGCTGATCGAGCGTCTGCCTGGGTACGTGTGGGACGCCAAGGCCACCGCTCGCGGCGAGGACAAGCCAGTCAAGGACAACGACGACGAAGCCGACGCGCTCCGGTATGGCGTCTACACGACCCGCCTTGACTGGCGGCACCTGATCCCACTCGCCCCCGCCCTGCCTGGCGCACCGGGCGAAGACCCTGACGGAACGGAGACCTGACGTGCCGCTCCCCCTGAACAATCCCGTGTGGCCACCCGTCGAGCTCGCGCAGATCACACCCGTCCTCACCGCCTGGTCCGCGTGGTGGACGGGATCACCCGACGCGTTGCGCAACGCCTACACCATCAACCGGCAGGCGACGATCGACAGGCCGTCGCAGTACCGTGGGGGCGTCGCCGGGAAGCTCGCAAGGTTCTACTGGGGCCGCCCGATCGGCGACTTGCGGCAGACCCACGACCAAACCCACGTGCCGCTGGCCGCTGACCTGGTCCGCACTTCAGCGGACATGCTGTTCGCGGACCCGCCCACGTTCCGGGTCGACGACAAGTCAACTCAGGCCCGGATCGACGAGGCTGTCGGCGACTACACGTACGCCACCCTGTCCGGTGCGGGCGAGGTCGGTGCCGCCCTCGGTGGCGTCTATCTGCGGGTTGCGTGGGACAAGGCTGTGGATAGCAACGCGTTCCTGTCTGTGGTCAACGCCGACGTCGCCTGGCCTGAGTTCTCTTGGGGCCGGTTGCGGGCTGTGACGTTCTGGCATGTGGTCAAGGACACAGGCACTCTGGTGCTGCGTCACCTTGAGCGCCATGAGGTCGACACCAACGGTATCGGCCTGATCCAGCATGGCCTGTACTCCGGCACCGCCGACCGGCTCGGGCGCCTGATCCCTCTCGAGGACCATCCCGCCACTGCCGGGCTGGCTGGCGCGGTAGACGAGTTCGGGTACATCACCAGCGGGCGGACGCCTGGCCTGAACGTGGTGTACATCCCCAACTGTGAACCGTCGGTGGCCAAGGCGTTCTTTGGCCTGCCTGCCGCCGCAGGGTGGGGCAGCAGCGACCTGGACGGTGTCGAGCCGATGCTCGACAACCTCGACGAGGTGTACTCGTCCTGGATGCGTGACATCAGGTTGGGCAAAGCCCGGATCCTGCTGGCCCGGTACATGCTCGACGACCAAGGCCCCGGCATGGGTGCAGCGTTCAACGCCGACCAGGAGATCTTCACGCCCCTGAAAATGGCTGCCGCTGAGTCTGGTGACGCGCCGATCACCGACATCCAGTTCAAGATCCGGTTCGCCGAACACCAAGCGACGGCGCAGGAGTGGACCGAGAAGATCATCCGCTCCGCCGGCTACTCACTGCAGACCTTCGGGGAGGCCGGGGATGTGGCGATGACGGCCACTGAGGTCAACGCGAAGGAGTCCAGGTCACTGCGGACCCGGGACCGGAAGATCAGGGCGTGGCGGCCCGCGCTGGCTCAGATCATGGGCAAGCTGTTGACTGTCGACGCGGACGTGTTCGGTAAGTCCGTGAACGTTGACGGGTTGGAGGTCGAGTTCAGCACCGGGTCCCAAGACAGCCCGCTTGTCTTGGCACAGACGGCGATGGCGTTGTCCACCGCTGTTGCCGCATCGACGGCGACGTTGGTCGCGTTGGTGCACCCCGACTGGGACGACACGAAGGTCAAGGAAGAGTGCGACCTGATCCTCGCCCAGCAAGGCATGGCGGTCCCTGATCCCACGACAGTGCGCCCGATCGGGGCTTAGGCTCAACCCATGCCGGTCTCTCCGGACTTCGCTGCAGGGCTCGCCAAGGACGTCCTGGCGATCTACTCCCAAGCCGAAGAGACGCTGTTGGAGCGCATCGCGTCACGTCTGGCGCGAGGTATCACGGCACCCAACTGGGCCGACGTGAAGCTCTTGGAGATCCAAAGGCTCCGCGTTGAGACTGAACAGGTCATCGCTGACCTGGCTGCCGGCAGTCATGACGCGATCGAGCACGCTTTGCGGATCGGGTACAACCGGGGTGTCGCTGCTGCTGGGGCTGACATGGCTGCCGCAGGGTCTTCGCCGGGGATCTCGTTTGGGCGGGTCAACGAGCACGCGGTTACTGCGTTGGTCAAGGCGACACAGAAGCGGGTCGACTCGACGCACTTGCGGATTCGCCGTTGGGCGACCGACGTGTACACCGACGTGGTGCACCAGAGTGCGGGGCAGGTCATCACCGGGGTTGAGACCCGGCAGCAGGCGGCACGGCGGGCGCTGGCCCGGTATGCCAAGCGTGGTGTGACAGGGTTCGTCGACAGCGCCGGGCGCGGGTGGGACTTAGCCACATATGCCGAGATGTCGACGCGCACGGCCGCGGGGCAGGCTGCGGTGCAGGGCCACATGGACAAGCTCATTGAGAACGGCCTGGATCTGGTCATCGTTAGCAACGCCCCGGAAGAGTGCAAGCTGTGTCGCCCATGGGAGGGCAAAGTCCTCTCACTGAAGGGCAGTCCGGACTACCCGCTGATGTCCGACGCTGTGGGCAAGGGGCTGTTTCACCCGAACTGCCGCCACAGCGTGAGCTTGTATCAGCCCGGGATCACGAAGGCCCCGACGAACACCGAGGACCCTCAGGGCGACAAACTGCGGCAGCGGCAGCGGGCATTGGAGCGGTCGGTGCGGTCTGCGAAGAAAGACGAGATTGTGGAAAAGGCGTGGGAGACGTCGTTTGCGAAGGATAACCCCAGGGGTGTCCCGAACCCGTTCACTGCCGCAAGGGTCAAGGCGTCCGCGCATACGAAGGACGCGCGAGGCACGTTGCAGGAGTTCATCGTTGGCAACGACCGCAAGAACTTGGCCTACCGGACGAGCCTGTCCGCTCGCTGAGTTACTGAGTTACTGACTTCCCGGCCTGGAGCCGGGTCGAGCACAACCCCCCTTGATCCGGCCTGGCGCCGGAGAATCGAGTCACCCCGTCATGCGCACACGTCTGCACAACACTCGCCACCTCGGCATGCTCTTCAACGCCCCCGAAGGCGACGGTGGTGCAGCTGGTGGCGGCGACGCAGCCGCTCAAGCTGCTGCCGCGCAGGCCGCCACGGATGCGGCCGCGAAGACCGCCACGGACGAGGCCGCAGCCAAGACTGCTGCTGACGCCAAGACTGCCGCAGACGCGGAAGCCGCGAAGACCGCCGCTGCGCAAGACGTCAAGTCGCTGCCCGATTGGGCGCAGAAGATCATCACCGAGGCCCGCAAGGACGCCGGAGACAACCGCGTCGCGAAGAACGCCGCCGACGCCAAGCAGGCCGAGTTCATCAAGGCCCTGGCGAAGGCTGCCGGTGTTGTGATCCCGGGCGACGCCCCGCTCGACCCCGCCGAGCTCGCCAAGCAGCTGGAGACGACCGCCGCAGGGAAGAAGTCCGCAGAGGTTCGTCTCGCCGTGTTCCAGGCAGCAACCACCGCGGGTGTGAACCCGGTGGCGCTGCTCGACCGCAACTCGTTCACCAAGGTCGTAGAGGGGCTGGACCCCACCAAGGCCGACTTCAACACCAAGGTCACGGCAGCCATCACGGCCGCGGTGACCGCAGACCCAGCACTGAAGGCCACCCTGGCGGCGGTCCGTAACAGCGTCAACCACACCGGCGGGACCGGCGAGGGCGCGAACAAACCCCAAACCCTTGACCAGGCCCTCGCGGGCCACTACGGCACCTAACCGCGCCGGACAGGAGCACCAACCATGATCACCCTCGCACAAGCCATGCTCAACGCGCAGACCGCGCTCGACGTCGCGGTCATCGACGAGTTCCGCACCAACCCCCTGCTCGACCTGATGGTCTTCGACGACTGCGTCAATCCCGCAGGTGGTGGCGCCACGTTGACCTACGGGTACCGCCGCCTCATCACCGCACCGACCGCCGATTTCCGTGCGATCAACTCCGAGTACACCCCGACCGAGGTCACGACCGCGCAGTACTTCACTGACCTGAAGCCCCTCGGTGGGTCCTTCCAGATCGACCGCGTCCTCGCCAACATCGGCGCTTCGGCGTCCGGTGAGGTCGCCCTCCAGATGAGCCAGAAGATCAAGGCAGCACAGGCCAAGTTCGGCGACGCCGCGATCAACGGCGACGTCGCAGTCGACGCCCTCGGAT